GAGATCATGAATATGGTCTCTTTTTTGTTTTGTAGAAAAGAGGGTGATTGTTTGGGATTTATAACAAGACAAGCAATAAAAAATCTTTCAATCAGGGAATTGGATCACATAATGGAGCGCGGTTGGGGTAGACCGACTACTGCCGGGGTTCCGGTATCCGAGCAGTCGGCCATGAGTTTGGTAGAGGTTTATAAATGCGTGAGAGTGAGAAGTGAGACACGGGGGTGTTTACCGGTTGGAATTTACAGAAAACGCCCTAATGGTCGAGGCAGAGATCCGGCATATGACCATCCGCTGCAAGATATTTTGAATACATCACCAAACCCAGAAATGGATTCCCAAACTTTTTATGAAAGAATGGAAATCTATTTTTCTTTGTGGGGTAACGATTATTCGATTATCACCCGAAATTCAAGCCGAAACAAAAATGTAACTGAACTTTATCCGGTTCCTGCCTATCAAATGCGAGTAAAACGAGATCCTGAAACACAGGATCTTTTTTATGAATATCGGGATCGTGGTCAAACCGAACGATTGCCGCCTGAAAAGGTATTTCATATCCGGGGAATGTCATTTGATGGATTAACCGGCATTTCGACTATTGGAATGGCGCGGGAAGCGGTTGCCCAGGGTTTGGCAATGCAGGAATTTACAAACCGTTTTTTTGGTAATGGAATGAACTTAGGCGGGATTCTTGAATGTCCAACGGCATTGACTCCTGCGGCACGCGAAAATATGAAATTAGCGGCCAAAGAATTAGCCGGAGGGCTTGCTAACGCTTGGGAGCCTTTTGTTTTGGAAGAAGGAACCAAATATAACAGAATCCCGATGTCCTTTGTTGACGCCCAATTTATTGAGGTTATGAATCTCAACAAAGAAGATATTGATGGTTTATTTCGCGTCCCGCCGCATATGGTGGCGAACCTGCGAGAATCGACAAATAATAACATCGAGCATCAAGGAATAGAGTTTGTGACCTATTCCTTATTGCCGATGATAACTCGTTTCGAACGTACAGCTGATTGGCGGCTATTAACAAGGGCAGAACGGGCAGCCGGTTATTATGTCAAGGTTAATGTCGATGCCCTATTACGTGGTGACGCTGCAAGCCGGGGCGAATACCTACAAAAGAAACGGCAGAACGGCGCTTTATCAGCGAACGAATGGAAAGAACTTGATGATGAAAATCCGATTGAGCAAGAGGGCGGCGATGCTTATTTGGTAAATGGTAACATGATCAGCCTTGAAACGGCCATGAAGCAGCAACCAAAGACGAATACACAGAACGGAGGCGACGCAAATGCCAAATAATTTTAATTTTAAATGGAAAGCCGAAATAAAAAAGGGGGAACCAAAAACCGGAGAAATATATATTTATTCAATTATTGACAACATTCAATGGAGTCCCGAAGACACTTCTCCGATGAGTTTTAAATCAGAATTGGATAAACTTGGAGATATAAAACAACTTAATATTTATATTAATTCTCCTGGTGGCAATCCGTTTGCTGCAATGGCAATATTTAACCTTGTGGATAGATGCAAAAAGAAAATAAAAGTAACCACATATAACGATGGTTTAGCAGCATCGGCAGCTTCAATATTACTTATGATGGGAGATAAAATTATAATTTCATCAAACGCCATAACCATGATTCATAGAGCATGGACTATAGAAATTGGCAATGCAAATGATTTTCGCAAAATTGCAAACGAGCTTGAAATTATCGATAATGCTTTGATTGATGTTTATATGACAAAAAATCAGCATTTATCCAGAGATGAAATGACCGAATTGGTTAATGCCGAAACTTGGATGAACGCTCAAGACGCTTTAGATTATGGCTTTGAAATTGAAGTTGGCGAAGAAAAACAAATTGCAGCTTGTATTAGAGAAGACAAGTTATTTACTTATGAAACAGGGTTTGATATCAAAAGTCTTGGATTTAAAAATTTGCCAATTGATAAAATCACTAAAATCACGAATGGCGTAGCACCTAGCGATGTTTCCAAGAAAAAAGCGCCCGAAGATGAAGAATGGAACGCGCCGACACTTTCAGATTTTACGGATAAATCTTGGGAAGATTTGACCGATTCCGAAAAAACAAATATCGCCGGTCATTTTGCTTGGGCAGCAAAAATGCCACCTGCAACATATGGTGATCTAAAACTACCACATCATAATACAAGCGGAGAAATAGTATGGCGCGGAGTGGCAAACGCAGCGGCAAGGTTAAGCCAAAGCGACATCCCGAGCGAAGATATTCCAAAGGTTCAAGCCCACTTAGGAGCACATTACAAAGCTTTTGACAAAACGCCGCCTTGGGAGGAAGACGAAACCGAAAATAAAAGCTTAAAAACAGTGACCTTAAATATTGATTTAAAACCGCTTGATGAAGCAAAAACCAAAATTGATAATTTGATTTTGGATCTTGAAAAAGCATTAAAACTTAAAAACGAATTAATCCCCGAAGAAAAACCCGCTGAACCGAGCGGGTTTTTTTATACCCAACTATCCAAAAAAATCGATCAATTAAATCTTAGGAGGAATGTTAAATGAAATTAGAAGCGTTATACGCAAAAGCAAATGAGTTGCAGACCAAAGTGAACGATCTGCAAGCCAAGGAAAATAGAACTGTCGAAGAAAACGAGCAGTTGATCGCCTTGGCAAACGAGTGGGAAGGTATTGAAAACCAGATTGACACCGAGGAAAAAGTTCAGAAGTTAAATGACAAAACCAAAGAACCGGAAAATAGGGGATGGCGGCCAAACGCTCAAATTGCTCCGAATGGAATCACCAAAGACTTTAAAGGGCTTGGTGATTTTTTAATGTCTGTCAAAAATGCCGGTATCAATCCTGGCAATATTGACAAACGGCTATTAGTCCAAAATTCAGCCTCTGGTATAAATGAAACCGTTGATTCCGAAGGTGGTTTTTTGGTAGGTACTGATTTTGTTCAGACTTTAATGGAAGATACCTACCAAACGGGGCTTTTACCTAGTCGATGCCAACAAGTTACCATTTCAGCAAATTCAAATTCCTTGACTATGAATGGAGTTGACGAAACTAGCCGGGCTAATGGTTCTCGATATGGTGGAATCCAGGCTTATTGGGAAAACGAGGCTGACGCTTTAGTGAGTAGCAAGCCTAAATTCCGAAAAATTGAATTAAAATTGAAAAAATTAACCGGACTTTGTTATGCAACCGATGAAGAATTAGCCGATGCAAGCGCCATTCAAAGCAATATCCAAAGAGCTTTTCCAAATGAATTTGGATTTAAACTTGATGATTCCATTATTCGCGGGCCTGGAGCGGGCCAACCATTAGGAATTTTAAATGCTGGTTGTTTGGTGACTGTCCCCAAGGAAACGAGTCAACCTGCCGATACCATTACTTATGAAAATATTGTTAAAATGTATGCACGTTGTAATGGACGAAATCCGCGATGGTACATTAACCGTCAATTAATACCGCAGTTGGCTTTTATGTCTATACCGGTTGGAACTGCCGGAGTTCCGGTTTTCCTTCCAGCCAATGGAGCATCGGGTCAACCATATAATACTATACTTGGTCTACCCGTTGATATGATTGAACAATCATCCGCCCTTGGTGATGTCGGCGATATTATTTTGGCAGATTTTAATGATTATTTATTAGCTAGCAAAGGCGGGATCGAAAGCGCCGTTTCTATTCATGTGCGTTTTCTGTACTCCGAGCAAGCTTTCCGCTTTGTTTTGCGAATTGATGGTCAACCACTCAGAGCTTCGGCTTTGACTCCTTATAAAGGCTCCGATACTCTTTCCAGTTTTGTAACTTTAGCCGAGAGAGCTTAAATCTAAGTAAGCCGAAGGCGGCGGTATATCCGCCTAATAAATTAAAATTTGGAGGTAAAAACAATGAATTACCATGTAGTTAATGCTCTTGTACCTGTAGCTGATGCTTTTGCTGGAACAAAATATACCACTGCTATTAACATGGAGGCTTTTCATCATGTTTCATTTATAATTCAAACGGGAGTTGGTGCAACCGGAACATCAACCATTACTATTTTGGCAAGTGATGATATTTCAAGAACTAATACCACTGCAATTCCATTCCATTATCAGGAGTGTACTTCTGGTGATACCTTTGGAGCAACAACCGCCGTTGAGAATACTGGATTTACTACAACTGCTGGTTCGAACAAAATGTACAAAATCGAAGTAGATAACCAAGCATTAGCTTCAACCGGATATGGATACATAGTCTTGAAAGCGGTTGAAGTTGTCGCCAGTCCGGTTTTGGGCGGAATTTTGGCCGTTTTAAGTGAACCGCGTTATGGCAACGATGTTTTTGCTACGGCTATAGTATAATGAATATTATTTTAATTCAACCCTGGGGAGGCGCTGAAATAGGCGTCTCTTTTTCAATTGACGATGTAACCGGACAAAATTTAATTGATCGCGGAATCGCAGAAAAAATTTCTGCCCACAAGGGTGCTGCTAAAAGCAGTGGAAAGGATAAAAAACAATGAGTATTGCTAATGTAGGGGCTAAATGGTCTAGCGGGGTTTTAAAGTTTTTTTCAAAATCAACAGGTAGTGACATTTTAACAATTGACAATGACGGCGATGTTGAATTAGGAACTGGTCAACATGTCGCGGGTGAACGATTTACTGTTAATCTTTATAATTTTGCGGCAGCTACGGTGGGGCAACCCTTTTTTATTGCTCCTGCGGCTTGCAAGATTGTTTCAGCTTATGAACGGCATATAACTGTTTGTGATGCAGCCGATACCATGACAATTGAAAAATTAAACACCGGGGAAGCGCCGGGAGCCGGGGACGTTACCCTAGGGACTGCTTTTACGCTTAACAGCACAGCTAATACTCCGGTAAGTAGTGCGGCGGTAACTACTGCAGCAGGTACTTTAACGGCGGGTGATGCCCTTTGCACAAAGTTTGTGGCTGGTGACGGAACTAATTATGCAGGGGCCACAATTACGGTTACAATGGAATGG